TGACTTCCTCCGGCATAAATAAAGTTTGTTGTTTCATTTTTTTTCGTTCGCGTTCCAAGCGTGCGCATGAGTCGCGATAATAATCTTTGTCAAGCTCAAATCCGACGTAATCATGAAAACCTTTGTTATTTAACTTCTAAGTCAAAAAAAATCAATCAATTTTACCGAATACCGATTCGAATAATTGCCGGCAATTTTTAGTCTTTTTGACGAATTCGATATAATCGGTTTGTTTCATATCCTGAAATAGCCAAGATTCGTAAATATCACCGTCATTCTCTGGTTTTAATCCGACGTAGAGTTGTTTTGCTTCTGTATAACTTAGTTTGAATTTCGGATTCCGGCATAGCCTTTTATCGATTTCGACCGGTTTCATTTTGTATTTTTCAGAAAGCCGGTTGAATTCACCGTCAAGATAGTCTTTCAAGCCTTGATAGTGCTTGAAAGGATCGGTTTTAAAATCTAAATCTGGCATGATTCACCTAAAAATTTTCAGTATGGGAGCATTATTTTCCCGTGCTTACAAAAATGCTTTCTAAATTTTCCTATTGTTTCAAAGTAATTCTGATTTCTGGGTGGTAAAAAGGTTACAACACTCCCCTTAGTCACTCCCTTTTTTTTCGTACTGTCCGGCAAATAGTAATTTGTCCGGGGTGATAAATAGCATTGAGGAAAATTAAGCAATGGTTGAAACCACTTTTCGGAAGTACTTGCAAATGTAATACAGCATGCTTGAACAACATGCCTGACTTCATATTCGCGTATTATGTTTTCAATCCAAAGCTTGTTGGTTTCGCGTAAAAACGGATGATTCATCCAGACGTTACCGAACCAGGGATGATCAAGACCATTTTCTTGCTCGGTAAAAAATTGATTTGCCTTGATCGTTTTGTTCGCGCGCTTGCTGCTTGCCGGATCCAAGTCGATGCTTCCCATTAACGCGCGCGCTGCCTCCACTATTTCGGGAGGCGTGTAGTATTCTGTTTTTCCGGAAGTCTGGTTAATTAATTGATGGTTGGTCATTAGTACCTCCTGTCGTATGGCATTCTACATATTTCATTTTCATATAGATTCCAAATTAACCGAAATAAATCTTCATTCATTTCTATTTTCAGCCACTTATTTTTGGGAATTGTTGTTGATGCAAGTCCCTGGTAATTTTGAAAACGGGACCTCCACCAAGCAAAATCGTTTCCTGCATATTGATAATTATCTTGAAATCTCTGTATTTCCTTGACTACGCGCCAAATTTCACCCATAACGGGTTCGATTTGTTTTTTCTGAAAATCAGGATTTTTAAAAATATCTAATTGTCTTGTTTTAGCTTTTTTTGATTTTTTCATAGTTCATCTTATAAAAATATTCTACCTAAAATCATTAAAATTATTAATAATGCCAAAAACAGTATAGCTACGATTAAGCCGTCGCTGTCTGGCACTGGATCGTAGTCGTTCATTAGCGTAACCTCCTGTTTTCCCCAGTTGTTTCGTAAATAAAACCGGACGTTAGCCGGGTTGCAATTCGTTTTCCGAACACTTCGTAAAGATTTTGTATTGATACATCAGTTGTAAAAACTGATAGCGTGGAAGTGTTGCCGTATCGCGTATCCAGAATGTCAGCAAAAATGTCAAGCGCCCATGAGTCAAAGCTTGTTGATAATAGATCATCAACAATCAAAATTTTCACTTTCTCAAAATCTTGTTTCGAAAATGTCCGGTTTGCGTTGTCCTTTGCAGACTTGATTTTTTCAATCAGGTGTTTAAGCCGGATAAATTTCACCCGGCTATAGTAAACTTTCGTTTGTTGCAAAATGAATAAAATTGATGCTACGGCCAGATGCGTTTTTCCGGTTCCGTTTCGTCCGTGAATCAGGAAAAAATTCTTTTGTGTTTTGCCGGCGATCTTGTCTGTTAATCCTGCTTTAATTCCTATTTTGCCTTGATAGTTTTCAAAAGTAGAAAACAAATAGCGTTCAGGAATGTTTAAACGACTCATTACGCGGCTCGGTTGTTTTGCAAGTACTTCTAAATAATTAAGCTTATTTTGATTTTGTGCATTTGAAATACATTTTTTGCAATAAAGCCGGGTCGTATCAGGATAAATAAAACTCAGGTCATTTATGACAACCAGGTTCTCGTTAACAAAATCAAGCTCCTGGCATCCGCACGAAAAGCATTTTCGTGAATGTTCTTTGCAATCAGAGCTTGATAGTTTTTGCCTTAAGCTTTGCAAGCTCTTCGGGAGAAATTGAGTGATCTGAGTCATAGTAGTTAAATCCGCCGCGTCCGTTGTTTGCGTTTCCTGCATGTTGGTTGTTTCCTTTCGATTGATTAACTGTTTCCGGTTTTTGCCATGCTTCAAATTCAGCGTTAAGCAAAAAGCGATATGCATCCATTGCAAAACCTTTTAAAACAACTTCACTTTTAGAATAATTATTAACTCCGGTCATTATAAAATTTGCATCACCATTTAAATTTTTAATAACCCATTGTTTTGCTTTTTTCTTACCTTGCTTTATTCCTTTTCGTGCTGGGTATGCAGGCCAAAAAACAGTTTCAAACCATTCAGCATTAATTTCTGCTTTTGATTTTTGATTTGAGCCGGAAGGCGAAATATTATTTATAGGATTATTATAATTTGATTGATCTTTATTATATGATCGGTTCATTTTATTGAACGGTTCCTGTTCAATATTTTGAACGGTACTGTTCAATATTTTGAACAGGTCGTCATTTTTTGAACGGTCAAGCTTTTCAGACTCCTCAGTAAGCCTATAATAATTTTTTTGTTCAATAGTTTGATAATCAATTAATTTCCAGTCTTTAAGCTCCTGAATAATTTTCGTTACACTTCCCTTTGATGTTAAATGTAAAATAGGATTTTCATCGAGAATCAATTTTGATGAAATATAAGTATAGCCGTCAGATGTTCTTATTATTTTTGAACTTGCCGAATTACAGATACTTTTTATTGAATCAAAAATGATAGCGTGCTGTGCCCGTGCTTCTGGGTAATAATGTAACCAGGCAAGTTGATTAATTAAAATTGAATACTTCATTTGATTCCCTTCGGTTTAAATTCCGATTATAATTGATTTATTTAAACTGTTAATTAACTTTCAATACCAGAAAAAGCCGCCGATAATGGCGGCTCCTCCACCCTATTTTAAACCGGTCACTAATTCAGATATTAATTTTGCTTTTTGACTCGGGTCATTAGCCATCACCCGGTCAATGGTTGCTGCCAGTAACAAGGCGGTTAATTGCTTTTGTTCAGTTGTGGAATTCTGTTTTTCGGTTTGATTTTTCATGGTTTGAATCTCCTGTTATGTTATGACCGTAAACCAAAAAAGGCTATTGAATGAGTTGTGTCAACGCCAAATAACAGGAACGCGCCCCGGCCCTCGCGGGTAATCGGCAACTCAGACAATAGCCTTATTAAATTTTATGGAATTTTCGAAACAAAAAAATCCGCGTAAGGCCCGGACATTACCCTGGTATTTGTTTTGACATTTACAAGATAGCAAATTTTCCTGTAAATGTCAAGTGAAATGTTAATCACTTTAAACTTTCCCTTTATTTGCAAGCTCGGTAACGTATGCATCATAATTCATGCGTTTTAAGGCGGCTTCACCGTATAGGATATTTTCATCATAATCAAAATCAGATGCCAGCGAACCGCCGCATCCCCAGCGAACTTTTAAACCGTCCTTTGATTTCTGAATAATCATTTTGATTATATTAACCAGGTGATCGGTTTCCAGTTCGGATATTTTTATTTTTTTTCCATCTTTGCAAGTGTGATAATTTATCATGCTATAACCCCCTCCCGTTGCATTTTAAGCGCCATTTTTCGATCGCGCTTTTGTTCCCAGGATAAATATTCAGACAGTTTTCCGGCAAGTTCAGGATCAACCCGGTCAAGTGTGAATGTTTCGCTTAATCTCCAATCGATTTCGCCTTTATCCGTAATATAGAAATACTTTTGCAATAGTCGCTTGATTGCGTCTGTCTGTGTCAATTTGTCCTCGCTGGTTTGGTTGTCTGGCCCCGTCGCCAGGATTCGAACCCGGAAGGCTTATTATTTCGCCTTGCCATCTCCCCCACTTGCGCAAGGTTCAACGGGATATAGCCGGATTCGCTCCGGCTGGCGTTGATCTTAAACTGCAATCCATTTTTTCACGGTAATCGTTTCTTCAACTTGCTTTACCTCGGGAGCATTTTGATCTTCGTATTCGTTTTCCTGCATTTCAGTTAGTCCTTGCTCCCAATAAACTGAATAATACTTTCCTCCAAATTTAATGATGGAAGTGATTGTTCGTGACCATCTGCGATTTTCACCCTCGGTTCTTTCGACTTCGTTTTCCCATACTAATTCTTTTACTTGATTTGCAGTAAAATGCTTTTTATTGACTTGTTTCTTTTCCATATTGCCTCCAGTGTTAATAATTAAATAAAAGTGACCTAAAATAAAAAAGCCCGTGAAAGTAACGGCCAAGTAACTCGCACGGGCTAAATGAATTCCAAGTAATATATGAAAAAAAAGAAAGGTCTGATTGATTTTAAAAAAACTTGGATTTCATTTAAGGGGCTTGGCCTCCCCTACTCTTAGATGCGGGTATCGGATTTGCACCGATGATCTCTGGCTTATGAGACCAGCGTTCTACTACTGAACCAACCCGCAATGTATTATTTAAAACTGTTATTTAACTCCTAAAACAAAAAATAAAACCGGACGCCATTCTTGCCGGGAAACGTCCGGTCTCTAATCCAACACATCAGGAGGCTTGTAATAAGCTATGTTTAATTATATCAAATTTTGAATTAAAAGTCAAGTAATTTTTAAACAATTATTCAGAATTGGTATTTAATTCCCCGGATAATAAAAAAGGGATACTTGAGAAGGCATCCCTTTATCCTAAAATAGTCCGATTAATACTTCAAACAAAAAAGGCCACGCTCGAACCTGATTCACGTTTCAATCCTATAATAGTCCGATTAATACCCGGTGGGCTGATGATACGAAAAACAGTGATATGCGTTTCAATCCTATAATAGTCCGATTAATACAGTAACAGCTTTTTGTGCGCATGGGAAAGGACTACCAGTTTCAATCCTATAATAGTCCGATTAATACATGGCTAAATCAGAAAATCAGTACAAAATCACGGGTTTCAATCCTATAATAGTCCGATTAATACCCACCAAATCAGGTAATAAAAAACAAGGGTTTAAATACCTTGAAAATGAGAAAATCGTCGTCGATCTCCGGTCGTGTAAAATTCCCAGGGGATCGACGACTTTTTTACTGGATTTTGATCCTCTATCAAGCGAGGCTTAAATTCTGACACGGTAAAATCATCAAAAAAACTATCTCGGACGACGATGTCGCAATCCTCTATCAAGCGAGGCAATGACTTAGAAATCCCTCCGCTGGTGTTAGGGAAATTCTGACAATTAATGCCATGTCGCCCTGCGAGGTGTACATATGGGTCTCAATCCCTCCGCTGGTGTTAGGGAAATTCTGACGTAGTAAACATTAAAGTAGGAAAAGGAGGCTGTTTTAGTCTCAATCCCTCCGCTGGTGTTAGGGAAATTCTGACGCCCAATATTAAATCAGCGCAAATTACTGATTGCAAGGTCTCAATCCCTCCGCTGGTGTTAGGGAAATTCTGACCATTGGACCAAACACATTCTTTATAAGTCTTTTACATACGTCTCAATCCCTCCGCTGGTGTTAGGGAAATTCTGACTGCTAATCAATACTTATTTCTAAATAAATTACCAAAGGTCTCAATCCCTCCGCTGGTGTTAGGGAAATTCTGACCTATCTGTGTCGGATGCGATGGAATATATGATCACGGAGTCTCAATCCCTCCGCTGGTGTTAGGGAAATTCTGACTGGACGACCCCCCTTCTCTTGTTATCCGTTTTAATACGGTCTCAATCCCTCCGCTGGTGTTAGGGAAATTCTGACCTCCAAAAGCAACGGGCGGAATACGCCCACTCCCTCCGTCTCAATCCCTCCGCTGGTGTTAGGGAAATTCTGACCAAGCTAGAGGATTGTATCCGCACGAAAAATGGGGCAAGTCTCAATCCCTCCGCTGGTGTTAGGGAAATTCTGACCTACCCCTTTTTTCGCCTTTAAAAAACAGTAACTTAGCAATAGCATTTAGCTAACCCCCTTTTTCTGCTAAATTTTTAGCACAAAAATCGCTCCAAAATCGACTTAACTTTTTACCGTTTTTTGAGCTAAGTTCAATATAATTCTCGAAGTTCAACTTTTGCGCTAACCTGGTTACAGCGTTTTTCTTCGTAACTAATTTATAATCAGATAATTAAAATGTGGGAAAATCGAATTTTTAAAAAATCGAAAACACTTAGCGCATTTTTAGTTAGTTCGTAGGAAATATTAAACTTAACTCAATAACGATTTTTCGCAATTTTCAATGAGCGTATCATTTTCGACGAAAATAAGTTAATACAGTATATCAATATTTTTCTTATTTGTCAAGGGGGAAATGGAAAAAAATTGAATTTTTTAGTTATTTTCACTGAAAAATTTTGAGGTTTAGAATTTGACTTTATCAAATGCCTGCTTTTGGTGGTTTAAAACTATGTGGGTATAGATTTGCGTGGTCTTAATGTCCTTGTGACCGAGGATCGCCTGCACGATCCGAATATCGTTTCCGATTTCAAGCAAATAAGTCGCTATTGAATGCCTGAGTAAATGCACTCCACCCTTTTTATTTATTTCAAGCGATTTGAAAGCCTCTAAGAAGCGTTTAGTTAGATAATCGCCTATTTTATCAATAACAAGATTGTTGAGCTTGACATTCTCAGGCCGGAACCATTCAAGTAATTTTTTCAAAGTTGGGTGAAGATAAACAATCCGTTCCTCTTTAGTTTTTCCACACAAAGTCAAGCAATCCCGATCAAAGTCGATAGCATTCCAAGTTAATCCCCCTTTTCCCTCCCTGGTTTCCGAACAAAATGTAGTCAGCCGATACTTTCATATCTTGACATAGCTTGGCAAGGACTCCAATATTGATATTGGATGCTCTATCTTTGTTGAACCACGCGCTTATTGCTGCCTTATCTCGATTTACCATCCTGGCCATATCTGTTCGGTTCAGTCCCAGGGACTCGGCGATGCTTAACAATCTGTATTGCCAACCCTCTATTAGATGTTCAAAATTACTTACATTTTTTCCCATTAGGTTTAACTCCTTTCGTAATCATCCTTGATATTAAGAAAACGTAAGTTAATAGTATTGATTATTTAAACTTAATTATGATACAATATAGTTACAAATTATTAATATGTCAACCTTTTTATTCTAACTGGCAGTTAACTTTAATTTCTGTATTTGATTGACTTCGCCCCTGTTTTGGAATTTTTTTATAAAAATATATTTAATTTTTTGAAATTAGTACTTGACTTTCAAATTAAAAATAGTTAAATTATAATCACAACGAATTAAATATAATTACGTATCAAGTTAAATGTGATTAATTTTTCACAATTTTTAAGTGGGGCTAAACAATGACAAAACAAGAGGTTAAAAAGACAGTAAATGAAATGATGCCGGTGTTAGTAGACAAGGTTAAAAGTGCAATTGGCTGGGAAAATCCGGACGAAAGATATAAAACGCTTAAGACAATTGAAGATTTGGCAAAGCTGTTTGATGTTTCAAAAGTAACAATTCATGGTTGGATCAATAAGCACAAAATTAAACCTTCTTGGCAAACTCCGGGGGGTAAGAAGCGTTATGATGTTAATGATTTCAACGTCTTGAAAAACCAACAGTTTGAGAAGGTTTATAACCTTTGTAATTAAAAAGGATACTATCATGTTAATCAAAGGGGAGTTGATGGTTTTAGATAAGTTAAATAGAAAAACCAAAAAACTTATTGATGATGAGATAAAGGGGGTTGACAATAACAAAAAAACAATAATTGAAATATATGATTCCATTGATAGTGAATTCAAACAAACTATTGAAGGTTTAAAAAAAATATATTGGAGGGCAAAGTGGAAGAAGTAAAATTAATTATTATGATTGCTGTAGCTGTATGGTATTTTTGGTATAGAAACAGGCAAATTGAAAAAACCAGAAAACAAGTTAAGGCTGGAATTAGCAAGGCATTCAGGGAGTGCAGTGATGGTATAGACGCGGATTTGGCAGATATTGAAAAAGATTTTCATGAATTAAGTAAATCGCTTGGAAAGATTGCAGACATTTATGATGATAAGCGGAGGGGCAAATGAAAAGAGTTGACAATTATCGGGAGGGTGAGTATTCATTTGAGCTTTGGGAAATGAAAAAAGCTAATCTGTTTTGTATTTACGTTCGCAAAAACGGAAATTTGATTCCCGAACAGCAAATGAGTTCGCGGGTTTTTGATACTGAGGGGAATGTTACCAGGATGTATACAGAATCAGAAATGCGCCGGTTTATGGTTGAAAAGATTGAGAAATTGACCGGGGTTGATGCGATGAAAGTTGATGAATCAGACTTTGATAAGCTGGTTGCAGATATTGAAGGTCAATATGCTTTAGCGATCTAAATAAAAAATGCCGGTCGCCTGGGGGAGTGGCAGACCGGCAAATCAAAACGTAAAGCACTTGTAAAATAGGAAAATATGGCATGAATGTCAATACTTTTCTTAAAAAATTTAAATTGGGGGAAAAATGACGGATATTAAAGAGATGAAAAAACCGTTTTACGTTACTGCGATATGGTTCTCTGATGCTGTCGTTAGCTGGTCTCTTGAGATTTTTTCTATGTGTTTAACCTGTATGTTGACATATCACTGGTTAACGGCAACGGCAATTGGCGTCGAATTTATATTTAAAACGGTAATGGGAATATCTTTAGGAATCCTGATTGACGGTGCCAAGAACATGGCGTTTGTAATGGCAATTGTTTTAGCTGAAAAAAAATCAGAAGATGTTAATCAAAAAGCAAAAAATATAAAATTTAAAACAACGGTTTTGGTTCCTCTTTTTTGGGTTGCTGCTTTTGCTGCAATGTCTATCTCTCTCATTGCTTCTTATTCGGAACTCGGTCGTGAAAATTATGTCGCTTCAAAAGAAAGTGATGAATATAAAACAATTATTGAACGCCGGAATAACCTTCAAAAGCAAATTGAAAAAAATAACGGATCAATTAAGTTCAATGAAAATGAAGCACGTGAAACAAAATACCACAAACGTAAAGACAAGTATTCAAAGCGTAACCAGGAATTGAGAAAAGAAAACGCAAAGTATCAAAAGCAAATTGACAGTTTGAGTGAAAGTGCAAACACTGTTTTAGCTAACGGTGCAGGCGAAAGTTCTTTTTTTAACAATGCAGTTCGTGGTACTTTTGAAAAAGTTGGTCTCCCCCTTTCTTTTCGCGGCGCTAACCTTGTTTTGGGAATTATAATCGAATTAATTGCATTGTGTTTTCTCACTTTTTGGGTCGTAAGGCATCGAGATATTGTTGTTGTTTGGTTGAATATGTCTCATGATTTTGATGATTCTGATTCAGCTATCAAAGAATTGCAGATGATGCATGAAAACAGAAAAAGATACATCGATACAATTCTAAAGTTGCAAAAATCGAGTTATAATCATTTTGATATCGATGCGGCACTTGATAGGTTGAATCTTGAGATTGTTAAATCAAAACAATTGCCGGGAAAAATTCAACAAATTAAGCCGAAAATGTTACCTGAATATAGGAAAGGTGATAACGGAAAATTGATTCCTGTTTTCGAAAAAAATGGTACAGAAAATATCGAAAAAGGTTTCGAAAACGACAAAAATAAAAAGGAAGATATTTTCGAAAATTTGGAGCAAACTTTCGAAAATGATATAGCACAAAAATCGAAAATTGAAAAGCCGAAAATCGAAAAAAAAATCAATAAAAGTAACGATGAAAACTTGCAAGAAAATAAGCCGAAAACGATGAAAGAAATTTTGGATTCCCTTGATGCTGCAAATCGAAAAAGATTGTTTGAGGCTGATGAAAGAAAGCAGCGTGTTGTTTTTTTATTCGAAAATAATAGGAAATGGTCTTTCGCAAAAATAGGACGTGATTCAAAAGTTCAATTAACTGGTCAGCGTGTAGGTCAGATTTTGCGTGAATTTGAAATTATAAATTAATAGCTGAAAATGGGACTACGCTATGCATGGTACAAATTAATAAAGCGTATCGCGGATATTAAACCCAAAAATATAAAACAAAGCGAATAATTAAATTACCTGCTGGCTCCGGCTGGCGGGTCTAATTTGGAGACAAAATGGGTTTGGAAAAATTGTATGAAAATGAAGTCACTTGCCCCTATTGTGGATATAGTATAAGTGATTCCTGGGACCTGGACGGCGATGATGGCGAAGATGATGTAATGGAGTGCGGTAATTGCTGGAAAAAGTTCGTTTGGTGGAGAAATATCAGAATAAGTTATTCATCAAAAGCAGATTGTGAATTGAATAACGAACCACACGAATTCGATGTACATGAAATCGATGATAAAGAACATAAAGTTTGTATTAAGTGCGGAAATATAAAAGACTTATAGAAACATATTTAACACGGAGGTTAAAATGCAGGAGCGAATGCAAATACAGGCAAAGGTTATGCAGCATTTAGGCGTTGTTCAATTAGTCGATGGCCGGACGGTTCCCGGCGCACGGTTTCAGGAAATAGCGAAAAAGTTTGCCCTGGTTTACCGGCCCGGTAAGTCTGTGACTGAAATAGAAAAAGAAATAAAATATGAATTAACTGGGAGGTGATGCGATAAGTAGGTGAAACAAACAAAGTCCAGTACCTAATTAACTAAAATTTCAAAGCCCTGAAATATATGAATTGACTGGACGCCGGGAAAGCGATTACAAAAAACGCTGGAGAGCAAAATATCAAAATTGCTTTCCCGGATTTATTTTTTTTTGGAGAGATTGATATGGAATGCTTACAAAGTAAAGTAGTAAGGGTTCGAAAGCCACACAGTTGCTGGGGCTGTCGGAGGGAGATTCAAATAGGTGAAAATGCTGAATATTGTGCTTGTGTTGATGCTGGGAATTTTTGTGCATCGTATTGGTGTGAAAAATGCCAAATAGCGATGAGTGAATTAGATTACGATGACTTAATGTACGGTTTTACTTATGGTGAATTGATAGATAGTTATCCGGAATTATTCGAAAGGTTGGGGGATGGTACCGAAATTCAGAATCCATAAAAAGCCGTCTGGTGAAATCAAATATATTCCAGCAAAGGAAAAGCTCGCAAAGTACCTGCAATCGCTTTCGCCTGGAATATATGAATTAACAATCAAAAAGCCTAAAAAGCAGCGATCATCTGAGCAAAATAGGTACTATTGGGGAGTTGTTGTAAAGATTTTGTCCGAGGAGTGGGGCTGGTTGCCGGAAGATTTGCACGACGCGCTTAAATGGCATTTTTTGCGCGTGCCCGGTGAAAACGGATTGCCAGATCGGGCCGGGTCAACAGCTTCATTGTCAACGGTCGAATTTGAAGATTATCTCGAAAAAGTTCGCGTTTGGGCGATTCAGGAATATGAAATTTACATTCCTGCGCCGAATGAAGTAGATTTTTAAAATTAAAATTGGAGGGTAAGCAAATGATTAAAAAGCAATTACCGGCAGGGACAAAAGTGATCTTAATAATTCCCGATCAAGGTACTTTTGGCGGGGAAAAGAAGCTTGAGCATGTTACCAAATCGGAGCAAGTTATTTATCTTACCGAGAAAGGAAAGGAGCTTATACATAAAACTAAACCTGAGCCTGAAAAACAAAAAAGAAAAAAGCATGAAAAAAAACGAGTTAAACAAAGTGAACCCAAAAAACAACAAAGTCCAGGCGGGTTCATTATTGCAGTTACTTGTTTTGTTGGCTTAATTGTGTGGTTAGTTATGCAATCGGGAGCCATTCGATAATTTAACATTGGAGGGGAAAATGAAGTTAAGAAGCGGAAAAGAGATATATCAAAAAAATTACAGTGAATTAACGAATGCCGAAATTTCCGGACATTGGGTCAATTGGCCGGAAGTACAGGATTTATTTTCATGTAATTGGGACGAACTAAGAAAATTAAACCCGGTTTGCATCATCGAAAAAAACGGTGCATATCATATCACCATTGACACGCAGGACTTTGAAAAATGCTGTTTTTGTAATTGTAGTTATGACCGTAATTCAATGTATGACCTCGGAGATCATTTTTATTGCGAAAATTGCAGGGGAACCAATAAGTTTACACAACTCATAATTTAAGAAAATTAACTGAGTTAAAAACAGTTAAATATCAAATTTCTTTTGTTTATAAAAAGCAGGTACGAAAAAAGTACTTGCTTTTTTTATTTTTAAAATATATATTAAGAACATAAAAAGACTGTGTAAAATAGCCAATAGATAGACAGGATGGGGAATAGGATGCTCGAAATAGACAATTAAATGACCAAAGTTAAATGACAATTTAATAGAATTGATTATGGATGAATAAGGTTTTGGGTGTGCCGAGAAAGTGAAGTATTGTTTTTATTGAAGTTAAATAGTACACCGAGCGGGGGTCGAACCCGCAACCTTTGGCTCCGGAGGCGACCGTACAACATGAATAAGTCATTGTTTTTATTGAAACATATTTTTATTGATAGACAATTGAATGACAATTTCAAAGGCGTTGCAATCTTTCACGGGAATGTAGCGCCTTTTTTAATTATATGAAATTAACAAAGTATAACTTGATAAAAATTATTAAGTTATATTATGAGATAGAAAAGATACATCAGCTTGATTTTAACAAGCTTTTGGATATATTTGGAAAAGATTTCTGGAAGTGGGATGAATATCTTGAATTTATCGATTATGATCCGGTTTGTCCTGATAGATTCAGTGAAGAAACTTACGGAGAACTAAATGGCAAGCATGTAATGCCGCACCGGACTAACGGCAAGATGTCTGCCAAATGGAAACAAGAACTAATTAGTGTTTTGCATGATAATCATTACAATCAAAAAGAAACAGCGAAAGATTTAGGAATATCTGCTCGCGTTGTAAACTACTGGGTTGAAAAATTCGGGATTGATCATCCGAGTTGGAAGCGGAAAAACAAAAGAAAATAATTTAGATAAAAAATAATGGCAAAAAAGAAAATTGAAATAAGATGCGAAGGCGCGGATTTACTACCGCTTGATATGCTTTGTCCTTTGCAAGGTAATTTAAAATTGATGTCACCGGTACGCAAGGAAAAACTTAAAACAAGTTTGATTGAAAATGGTTTTTGGTTTCCATTTTTTGTATGGTATTGTAAAGAGGAAAACAAACATTATTTCATTGACGGCCATCAAAGAGACAAAGTATTACCAGAAATTCAAAAAAAAGATGGTTATCAAATACCGGAAAAGTATCCAGTTGTTTTTATCGAAGCAAATAATAAGCGTGAAGCGGTTAAGGCAATTTTGTTGCAATCAAGCGGTTACGGATTTACTGACAGTGCGGAACTCGATTCATTGATTGTAAATTATCAGCTTGATATTGACGATCTGTCAAAATCGGTTAACATTCCGGGGATTGAGATTGAGGATTTTAAAAATAAAGATTTTTTTCCCGTTGATAAATCAGAGCAGCCGAGGCTTGATGAAAAGAAAAGTGTAATTTGTCCTGAGTGTGGCTATGAATTCAAACCGAAGTAAATTAAAACTTGATTGGTGTTCTTATGAAGCTGCAAAATACGCGGTTATGAAATGGCGTTATTCAAAAGCAATGCCCGCGGGGAAATTAGTAAAAATTGGAGTCTGGGAAAACAATAAGTTTATCGGAGTTATCATTTATTCGTATGGATGCTCAACAAGTGCCGGGAAAAGATATGGTTTGAAAATGACAGATACCGGGGAACTTGTAAGGGTTGCTTTGGGCAAGCATGAAAATCCAGCAACTAAAATTGTCGCTATTTCTATAAAATTATTAAAGAAGCAGTCTCCTGGATTAAAGTTATTAATTAGTTTTGCCGATCCATACGAAAAGCATCTTGGAATAATTTATCAAGCTGGTAATTGGATATATGTTGGCCCACAAGGAAAAGATAAACGGGTAAGAAAATATGAAAAATGTGGTAAAATATACAATTGGCGGACTGTTGGAGGTCATTTACGTAAAAGAAAAGATTTGAAAAATAATGTAGAGGGTGCAAAGCATTTAGGATTTATACCGTCTCCCTGGGCGCCCAAGTATAAATATTTGTATCCGCTTACAAAAAAAATGAGAAAACAAATTGAATTATTAAAAAAACCTTATCCCAAAAGTTTAACTGCGCCTGAAGCATAGATCGCGATGTGCCATTTTTTCCAGAATGGAGAGGGGAGTTCAATTCTCACCCAGGCGCTTAAATTTAAAATATAAATATTATGCAAAAAACTAAATGCACAAAAAGCGAAAAACAAAAGCGACTTTTTTATGTCCAGGGTTTAATTATAGATGGTGTAAGTAATTATGAGATACTTCAATATATTACCGAAAATTGGAATATAACATCGAGACAAGCTCGTAATTATATAACACTTGCCAACAAAAATATTCAGAAAGTTTATGACGTTGAAATTAAAGGAAAACTTGCCTGGAAATTTGTTGCCCGGCGGCGACTGTATAGGAGGGCAATTAAAGATGAAAATTTCAACCTTGCGCTTCAGGTACTTAAGGATATATCAGAATTGGAAGGTGATTATAAACATATTGGCACCGCTGAAAATCCTGTTATCATGAACATAGTCGGAACCGGGAAAGAATTCGGGATGGGGGAGGGTGAGACATAGATTCCGAAAATGAAAAAACATGGAAACTAAATGATTATACATCGCATTTTTTTGAATCAAATGTTGAAAATGTTTGTCTTGCCGGTGAGTTTGGTTCAGGAAAAACGACTGTAGCGATTATAAAATTTCATGAACTGATGGAGCGGTTCCCTGGTAACATCGGCGTAGTCATTCGAAACACGACCGATGAATTAAAAATGACAACGATTCCCGAGTATTTCGAGGTTATGTTTCGTGACCGGTTCGCTCCGGCATCTGGATATTACTGGAATAAGACTGAGAAACATTTAATATTACCCAATAGCTCGGAAGTCTGGTTTATCGCGCTTGACAACGAACGCCAGCTAAAGAAGCTTAAGGGGCCGAAATTCGGTGCTTTGTGGATTGATCAATGCGAGGAAGTCGAACAAAATGTTTTTAACCTTGCCTGTTCGCGTGTGCGTCACGATGTTCCTTTTCGGCAAAAGATAATAACTTGCAACCCGGAAGGGGGAGATCACTATCTTAAGGAATTGTTTTATTGTCAAGATATTAAGACAAAGCGGGAAAAGATTTTTTTCCAAAACAAGCAATGGCCCGCTTATTACGGGTATTGGAAAGGCTTAGATGATTCTTATCTTGGAATAACAGCTAAACCGATGGCGAACGCGGCGAATATTCCTGACGAAAAGTATTATGAAACCCTGGTCAAAACACTTCCTCATGAATGGGTTTTAAAATACGTGTTTGCAAATTGGTTCGGCAAGACCGGATTAATTTACAAGCTTGCGGATGGTGCAATTGTTTCAAGCTTGCCATTTGTATCTTGCATGTTGGAGTTTCCGGTAACCAGATTTGAATTGAATGATTACGGCATTTCTGACACTTCGCCGATGGTTTGGCTAAACATAGTGTATATGAACGGCTTGTATTATATTACAGATGAGTATTATCACTACGATGCGGCTATTGAAAGCACGGCGCAATACGTTCAGGAGCTTGAAACAAAATTTAGCATAGAATCCTTGTATCGTGTCGGGTGTCCCAGGGCATTCCAGCGGGAAGGGACCAGCAATAACTTGACTCCGGCTATTATATTCAAGGAACACGGGATTTCATTGTCGCCTTTTCCGGTGCATATTGACACCAGGCGACCAATACTGCAAAGGCTTTTTGAGCAGGATAAAATCAAAATTCACGAATCTTGCCGGGAATTAATCAAGGAATTGCGGGGCTTAAAGTGGAGTAATGAAAAAACGGCTCCGGCGCACGCGGTGGAAGCGCTGGAACGTGGATTGACAAAGCATTATTTAAGTGTGCGCGCAACATCTGCAAGCGAATTCGAAAAACAATTATCAGGCAAGCGAAATATAGCTGATGCGCTTGCCGGTGCATCATACATGAATACGGAATTTTAAAATGGCTTTTTGGAATAGAAATCGAAATCGAGTGGCAAGTTTAGAGGGTGAACTCAGACAATTAAAAGCGGCTTATAGCAGTACGCAAAGATTTATCCGGGGCCTGGGTGTCCCTGGTACTGAAAACTGGTCTGGTTATTTTCAGACAGATTACAATTCAGACTGGAATAATAACAAGTATGACAAAATCCCTAAAATGGTCAATGATGCTGTTATTGCCGGTCTTTTGCTTGCTGTTAAGCTTCCGATCTCGCAAAGCACGGTCTCGATTGAACCTGCATCCGCCCGGCGCATCGACAAAAAGATTGCCGATGCTGTTGAAAAGGAGTTGTTTAATAATCCGACTTTCACCTGGAGCTATTTACAAGATCATATTCTAGAGTTTTTCGAGTATGGTTGCGCTGTATTTGAAAAGATTTCGTTTTTCAGCAAAGAGGATTCCCGGTGGCATTTCAAGCTTTCTCCCAGGCTGCAAGATACGCTTGAAAGGTGGTATCTTACGCCGGATGGCACGCTTGACTATATTGAACAGCACGCCATGAAAGGGTCTACATACGAGTTTTTTAACCTTCCAAATGATAAGCTTTCTATTCTCACCCTAAATCAGCGTGGGTCTAACTATCAAGGCGAAAGCATTTTGAGACCATTGTACTTCAACTGGTATTCAAAAGAACTTCTTTCCAAAATCCTTACAATGGCATCTCAAATTTGGGGAATCAAGGTCCCGGTGATTCATTTGCCAGAGGCGGAACAATCTGGTGATTTAGAAAAAGCTAAAACGGTTGGTGAGACTTATATGTCGCATCAAAAGCAATATATTGTTGCGCCGTCCGGATTTTCTGTTGATGCTTTCGGCGATACTGGCGGGATGCCGGACATAAGAGGGAATATTGTACATCACAACAAAGAAATGGTGTATCGTTTTCTTGCTATGCACATTATGGCCGGGATGGAGGGAACTGGTTCTTATGCAATGTCTAAGGATAAGACTGATTTCTTTTTGCTTGCTGAGGAAAGTTACGCGCGACGGGTTGAAGACTTTTTTAACGAAAGAGTGGAGGGCCGGGCGGTAATCAAAGATTTTGTATCCTGGAATTTTCCAAATGTGACCGAATACCCGAAATTGAATTATTCGAAAATTCGGTCTGTTGATTACGAAAAGCTGTCAAATACACTTGATAAATTAGCGAATAAGCGATTCATCGATCCGACCGAAGAGATCAGGGAAATGCTTTTAAGGGAAATGGACTTGCCGGCGGAACAAACGATTATCACCCAGGAATCGAAGGCAATTCCGGAAAAAGTTGTAACGAAAAAAGATGACAAGCGGCCAGCTAAAGAAATCAAGGAACCTGGGAAAGAAGATAATGAACCGGATAAGAAAAAAGCCACTGATTGCGGGTGTGGTCATGTTCATTTTGCTGATGCCGGGCCGTTTCAGTTCCGGCGCGAATTAACAGACCGTGAAAGTTCGCTTGCGAACTTAGAGGAAATCCGGGATGAAATCGAAGATGGCAAGATTGAAACGGATGCTATTGGCCTGAAATACAAAATGATTTTTATTCGGCAATTGATGAGAAAAGCTCCTGAATTAGTAGGCTTGGAGCTTAAGGAATTTGAAAAGCAATTGAAAAAGCTTAAGATAGATGATAAGAAGCTCAAAGCAGAACTGAAAAAAATGGGTGTTGGGGCCTTCCATAACTCCGGTAAGCGTGTTGTGGGAGAACTAAGGAAAACAGGGGTGAAGCTGCAAGGTGAACCTGATGACGGCATCACGGATGAAGCAACTATTGAGATTGAAGGCGAAAAAGTAGTGAATCCCCTGGTTTCCATTTTGGCAAGTACGCTAACAGGTAAGCTTTTGAAAGAATTCACAAAGGAGTTGACCAGGCAAAAGATTTCAAGCGAAATCGATTTACCGGGCCTGGAACTGCTTTTAACCGGTCTGTCGGACGGTGATTTTAGCAATGCAGCAAGTGAGTACATTGTTACTGTTTACGGGGCCGGTCGGGAATATGAGGCTATGCAGCACGCCGAACAGATTGAATACATTTTGCGTTCTGAAATACTTGATAATCGAATTTGCAAGGCGTGTAAGCCGATAGACTTGAAAGAAGTCTATCCGGATGATTCGCTTTGGAATTCGATTTCATCCGGGCCATACACGCAATGCGAGGGTGGAGCGAAATGCAGAGGAATAAATCTGTATGTTACTAAAGAATAAAACACTTTTTTGGCTTATTGTCACGGTCGTGTTAGCGACTGTAACGATATTGTTGAATATTTTTGTTTTCACGCTGTTGAACGGTGAAAAGGATTTGCGAATGTCTTTTTTGTCATTTGCATCTGTTTTGTCGTTTAGTAAAACAATACTCGAGGGCACAAAAATAAATGATTAAAGAATTCACAAAGATAGCAACTGAAATAGATTTTCAGATGCGAATCAGAATTGATAAGACACTTGATTACCTAAATGGAAAAATCAAGCAGTCTGACAAGGTGCTTGATGTTGGTGATAGTTCGTTTTTGGGGGAGGCTATAGAAAAGGCGTTTAATCCTAAAAAATATTTAAATACAAGCGGCGATCTTGATGATTGTTTCGGCGTTCCGGTGCAAAAGTATGATGTAGTTATATTATCTCATGTTATTGAGCATGTTTTTAATCCGCTATATGTACTTGAAAAATTCAAAATGACTTTGGAAAATAATGGTAAAATCTATATCTTTGCCCCAGCGCGTGGAAAACTTCTCTGGACTGATCAGCATTTTCATGAGATAGATAATTATCGATTCAGGCAATTGTTTAAGCGGTCCGGTCTGAAAGTCACGGATAAAAAGTATTTCAAGGTCTGGCGTCCCTGGTATTTTTATTTTACCGGATTCAGACCGCTGTATCGGCTATTTCGGGAGTTTGACGTAGTCTACGAGCTTGAAAAGGAATAATATGATTGTACGCGCACGAAATAATTATAATTCTTACATGTATCCCAGGAGCTTGCATATTGACGGCGTGCAATATGATTATGTTTCCGTGTCTATGGGTGCAATTGATCCAGTTATGATATTCTTTCGGTTTTTAGGCTACAAGTGTGCGCGTATCTGGATTGGAACCGATGTTTTGAAAGTGACAAAGTTTTTTGATTATCGAATTCGAGCGAAATTCAATTCATTGTTTTGCGATAATCTGGCAGTGGCTCCATGGCTGGTACGGGAGCTTAGTCAAGCAGGAATAAAAGCAATGCGGATAAATTACTATGCGGATATTAATTTATTGTCCGGTCGTGACCGATTCGAGAATCGATTATAATTGGCTTTACGGTCGTGACATTGTACGCGGACTGATGAAACTTGAGCCGGACTGGGAATTTATTTCATGTACAGGTAATACGACAAAAGACAAATTGTATTCCGGCATTGATGTATATTTAAGACCAACGCGACACGACGGTATGCCGATCATGGTACAAGAGGCTCAAGCACTTGGCATTCCGGTAGTTTGGAGTTATTCGAATGGATATTATATCGAGCCAACAATCGAGGGCATTTATAGTGAGCTTAAATTTATTGAAAAGTCGTTGTGTAAAAAAGATAGCGGGCGGACTGTACTATTTTGAGCAGGGGAGTAGGCTAATTAATAACTTGCGTTCCCTGGTCTTGGTATTGATACTTGTTAAGCTGTTTTCCATTCCAACATGGGCTTATTTTTTTGTGGTCATGGCGTATGGATTGGGCTTGCTTTTTCTTGGAAAGCTTGCGGACAAAATTAATTTAATAGATGAATTGCAAGATGAGTATTACCGACGTTCCGGTGGACTTCAAAAGGATTTGAAAAAGGTAGTTAATGAAAACGGAAAAAAAGAAAATTGAATGTTCATGTTGTTTTTCTACTTTATGTATGCAACTTGATAGCGGGCATTACGAAGTGAAATACAATAACAAAGTTCATGTAATTTTTGAGCAAGGACTTGTAAGTTGTTCGCATTGTCAAAATAAGACATATCTTCCAAAATTCATTACATTTAAGTCTACAATAGACGGTCAAGAAGTGAAGTATTTAACGCATTTGGAACAATAGTTGCATTAAATCATTAAAGGGTAAAAATAACTAATTTTCGCTATAAAAAAAGACCTGATTTACAGGCGTAGCGAAAAATAAAATATAAAAGATAGAGCTGCAAGACGGCCATGTTTTCGAGATTTCCCTCCCTCGGAAGCATGGCCTTTTTTATTATAAGGGCTAATGAAATGAAATATTCGATATTGCTACAGCTAAAATCAGCAAAGAAAAGCGATTCTAAGCTTGCAAAAATCAAGTTACTTTATCCCGGTGATTTTGAACACAGCTTGTATGGTGAATTCAAGGTTGAAGAGAAGCATTTGCAGCAAGCGGTTGACAATTTTAACGCTAAAAACGGAACACGGCTAAATAATTTAGGCTCACCTATGTTGCCCGGAAACTATCAACATGCTTCATATTCGGAAGATCCAGAAAATGCGAAAGCGTGTGGTTGGATAAAGCGATTAATGGTTGAAAATGGTGAGCTTTGGGGTGAAATCGAATGGACTGCAAAAGCACGGGAATATATCGAGGCTAAGGAATTTCAGTTCATTTCTCCCGAATTTGATTTTAATTTTGTCGATGAAAACGGGAATGATTGCGGGTTTACAATGCTTGGATTTGCTTTGACAAATGTAAATTTTTTGAAAAAAAATCAGATGCCGGTAACGCTTACTGATTTCAAATTGAATGATCTTGAAAAATACATCAAAACAGAATATCAGCGCGAAGAAATGGCATGGGCATTTGAAGGCGTTGCATGGGCATTCTCAAGCTATCTAATAGCTCAAATCCGAGCCGGTAGGGTTGAAACCGGAGAAACGCTTACAAAAGAAATTGAAAAAACATACAAAGAATTTCTTGAGATTCTCAAAAATAAATTAGAACAATTAACCGAAAATGGAGAACTCCAAATGAATGAAGAACTTAAAAAGTTGCTGAAGCTGACCGATGGTTCGGACGGTGTTCAGGAAGTAAAAAATCTTATGGATTCCGTAAAAACCTTAACCGATCAGGTTAAGACCTTGGAAACCGAAAAGAAAGAATTATCCGACAAAGTGACCGGTTATGAAACTCAGTTATCTGATTCGCAAAAGGAAGCGGTGAAGCTGGCAGACCGGGTAAACAAGCTTGAGGAAAGTATCAAATTAACCGATGCTGAAAACTTCATCGATTCCCAGATTTACGACAAAAACACCAATAGCGGGAAAATCTTACCAGCGCAACGTGAAACCTGGCTAAAATCTTATCTTGTAAATCCGGAACAAACAAAGGAATTAATCGCTGGTTTGCCGGTCGCTATTCATGGCGGTGAAATTGGTTCAAATCAACCAGGACCGGAAAATCAGAAAAAGACGCCGGACGTGGTTTTGAATGAAAAGACCGTTGAACTCATGCAAGATAAAACAAATCTGACATACGAACGGGCTTTTGAAATTGTTCGCCAACAGAATCCGGAATTAGTCGAAGCTTATAAAAACGATAAGCGAAAAAACGTATAGTAAGCCGATTTAATTACTTGAAATAAAATAAATTATTCACATAAAAACGAGGTACTGAAATGTCTGTAGGAAGTGCTAATTTTGGCGGGCGGGATGTTACTTTTGTCGCTGCCGCCGATTTGTCAAGTTACCAGTATTGCGCGGTTTATGTTTCTGCCGCCGGTAAAGTAAATGTACAAACTACAAATAACGGTCGCGTAGCTGGTATTTTGCAAAATACTCCCGAAAGCGGCGAAGAGGCTATCGTGCGCGTAGATGGAACCAGTCTACACAAAGTAAATGAAGCTTGTGCGGTTCACAAACATCTTACCCCTGCCAATGCTGCCGGCGGTAAGGGTGAGATTGTAGATGCAGACAACGAATATTTTTTTTGTGAAACACTGGAAGCTGCAACGGCTCAAAATGATTTAATTGCAGTCCGGCTTTGCAGTGGGTTTGCTGGCGCAAGTCAAGCGTAGTAATTATTTAATTTGAAATCGCTGTAAATTATAACTACAAAAGGAATTAGAATCATGATTGAATTATCTGGCGATGTCGTTTCTAATAGCCCAAAGCAAAGCGTTGGGGGAAATGAGATTATCAATCTTACCGATGGGCAAATTTCGCTGTTTGATGTGCGTGATGTGCATACAAACGCGATTTTATCGAATTTTGCGTTGGCATATGAACAGAGTTCAATGTTCATTGCAGACAAAATCTTAAAGAATTTTAAAGTTAAAAAGGAAAGTGATTCTTGGTACAAATTTTATCAGAAAGATATTCTTTCTATACCTGAAAATATTGAACGCGGTGACACTGCCGAGACTGCAATAGTAACTGCCGATTTAACGTCGGATTCCTATACCTGTATTGAATATGCGTTGGGAATGTTGGTTCCCCAGCGTTCTATTGACAATGCCGATGATCCGCTAAAACCCGAGCGCGATGCAACAAATATTCTCACCGAATTAATCTTAGCAAATCGCGAACGCCGGGCGGCAACCGCATTGTTCAATACAACAACTTTTTCAGGTTACACCGCTGCGCTTTCGGCGGGCACCCAGTGGGATGATCCTGTAAATTCCGTTCCACGAACCAATATGAAAAAGGCAAAAAATTCAGTCCGGCAATACGCTAACAAGCGGCCAAATGTGTTAGTCGTTGGTGAAACCGTTTGGGATTACATGGAAAATCACCCAAATTTATTATCCTATATTTCGCCCGGTGGAAAACCGGAAAACCCAGGTCTGTTATCAAAACGGGCAGTCGCTCAAATTATGCAGGTTGATGAATTGCATGTAGGTGGAGCGGTGTACAATACCGCTAACAAGGGTCAAACTGCATCGATTTCGGATATTTGGGGCGATTATGCGTTGTTTGCATATGTCGATCCGCAAGTGCCATTAAGAGGAATGACTTTAGGCATGAATATTCAAAGTCAAGCCTTGATCGTTGCTAAATACTGGGTTCCGTCTCGGCGTAGTTGGATGATTGAAGTATCTGTCATTGAAGTTCAAAAGATTGTAGCTGCAATGGCCGGTTATCTTTTTTCCGACGTTTTGTCTTAGAATTTACGTTTCATTTTTATCTTCTCAGTCCATGCGGGCGCGGGGCTTCTCCTTTCACTCGTGCCCGTTTATTAACTTTAAGGAAAAACCAAAATGAAATTTAAAATATTCACTATAATTGCGATTGTCATTATGGCAATTGTTCAGATCGGGAATGTATTGCAAAGGCATTCGATTGAAAACAGCGAGTATGCATCGCTTGGATTATATGAAAAGCATTACAAGCCAATTATTAAAGGCGATGCAGACGGTATCCGGGGAAATATGACTTTTGTGTTGTCTGATGCGGATGCTCAATCGAGTATGTGGCTTGCTGGCGATACTACAGCGGCGGGAATGTTTGTTCCTGAACAGGCAATTGAAATTACCGATCTAAAAATTTTGCACGATCCGGATTCCGGAGACTCTATTCGCGTTATTGTGTATGCTGCTAATGGTGATTTGGCTAATGAGACCGTCGTTGATTCTGATACCCTTATTGGTACTTCTGTTGTAATGGATGATGATAACACGGTTTCAAGTACATACAAAACAATTACAACGACGGAAGGGCTTGCAATTCGCTATATTGCTATTGCTGGAACCCCAAATGATGTGAGCATTGTACTTGAATATACTTATAGGATTTCTGATAATGCAGAATAAAATCAAATGTATTGCCGTTGTTCCGATCTGGGTTGCACCAAATAAGCCTTGTAAACTTGGTGATATTATCGAATTAACAGAAAAAGACTATAATCGCAAGTTTAAAAATGGCACCGTTAAGCCATTGCCGGAACCAGAAAAACCAAAACCAGAGCAAGCAAAAACACAACGCAAAATGGGAACCCGAAAAAATGCACGCTCTAAGAAAAATTAGTTTTATTATTGCGCTGTTATGTGCTTTTCAAATACATGCCCAAACCCAGGTATTTGCACCCTTTTTTACTGTAACCGGCAAGCTAAAGGCAAAAGGCTTGACTTATCCGACTTCGGACGGGACAAACGGGCAAGTACTGGTTACGGATGGCTCTGGTAGTTTGTCGTTTGCAAGCGCGCTGTCAGGCGTGGGTTACTGGGCTAAATCAAGTACTTTTGTATATCCATCTACAATCGGTGATTGGGTTGGAATAGGAACTACTAATCCGTTGCGAAAATTGCATGTTGTATCTTCATCTTATTATCCGGCGCGGTTCGTTGGCCTTTCTCATACAATAATGGAAATTAAGGCTAACGGTGATTATCAATCCGGATTTCGTTTAGGCACGCTTTTAAAAGACTTCTGGTATTGGGATTGGTATGGAAATGATGTATCAAAACGTATGAGGATTAGAGATAGTACGGGTGTAGATGAAGTATTCACAATTCTACATGGCGGAAACGTCGGAATAGGTGATACGGCACCAGACTCGCTATTGTCTGTTGGTGGTTCGGCTTATTTTTTCAGTAATGTATTATTAGATTCAAATGTCTACCGAGGTGAAGCCGTTGCTGATTCTCAGCTTGCAACCAGGGGTTATGTGACCGGAAAGGGCTATTATTCCGCATCCGATACGGCGTCTACGCTTGCGACTCAATATTATGTTGATCAGAATGGCGGAGGCGGTTCTGGCGATATAACAGCGGTAACGGCTGGCTATGGATTAAGTGGCGGCGGTGAAACCGGAGCGGTGACGTTAAATGTAGATTCAAGCGAAATTGCAACTCAATACGATCTCACTCAAGTTGAAAGTACGCCTGATTCGATTTATGCAAAAACAATCCAACTTAACGGTGAGGAATCGACGGCTGAAGTATATGTGCAAGACAAAGATTCTGACAATACGTCTATGTTGGTCGTTGCTGGTGCGGATCATGGTCAGGTCATGGTGAAGGGAACTGGCAGAGGCCCTAACAATAAGTATTTTTCCATGAAAAATAACGGCAATGATTTGCAGATTTGTCCACTCAACGATGCTTATGTTATACAACATGTTGGAATTATTGTAAATAGAGACGGCAAGGTAAATATTGGCCATACTGCAATTGAAGATTCAATGTTTAATGTGTTGGGCGGAATTGAAGTGCAATCAGGGGGAATACGTGTTGATTACAATGCGCATGTTTTGGGCAATGTATATCAAGGATCGTTAACGGAAGCCGATTCCATCGTAGCAACCCGCGGCTATGTTGCTGCGAATGGTGGCGGTGATTTTAGCGCGGCGGCTTTCGATGATTCTTTGGCAAGTCAAGGTTTCGAAAATGCGGATACAACAGGAGGGCCGGTCGCTACTCGTTATTGGGTTGAATCCCAGGGATACGGTATGGGTGGCGGTGATATTACAGCGGTTACTGCCGGCACTGGACTTACGGGTGGCGGTATTGCAGGGGATGTTACATTGAATGTTGATATTGGTATCACAGATGATAAAATCGTTCAAATAGACGATGCCGATGCCGCCGATGATGACTACGCGAAATTAACCGCGAACGGAATTGAGGGTCGAAGTTACACGGAGGTTCGTTCAGATTTGAATGTGGAAGATGGTGCGGATGTTACCGATACAGATAATGTTACATCGGCTGGCGCGCTGATGGACTCCGAGGTAGACGCCGATCTAAAAACGCTGTCATTACCAGCGAGTACAACGATAAGCGTTTTTGGTGCAACTATTGTCGATGATGCCGACGCAGGAACCGCAAGGACAACGCTCGGGGCGGCTGAGTCTGGCGGTGCGGAACATGATAATTTCAGCGATTTTGTCGCAAACGAGCATATTAACCACACTTCCGTTACACTTACGGCTGGAAACGGTCTTAGCGGTGGCGGTGATATATCTACGAATAGGACTTTCAATGTAGACCGGTCTGTTTTGATTACGGATGGGACTACAGACAGTATTGCGACCGAGGACGCAGTTTATGATTTTACCGAAACGACCCAGGACTATTTGAAAACAAGTGAATACAACGATGCATCCGAGGTTATTCAAAAAGTTTTTGATACGCCGGTATCTGCAAGTGCCGATACAATCTGGTTTTGGCAAAACTGGAAAGGTGCAAGCGTTACAATCGATTCGATACAAATGTATAGTGACACCGATGACGTGGACGCGACAATCGTTTCCCGTAATTGGGTTGGTGGCACAAAAAGCTTAGTAGATGCCATTCAAGCATCTACAGACGGGACAAATATCTACTATAAGACCGAAACAACGATTTCTGATGCCACTATCTTGAATAATGAACATATCGGAATGGTTAGACCTACAGACGTATGTGATTATATCAGATTAAACATTTTCATAAGCTGGACACGGCCATAATGAAAAAATTTCTTTTAATATTGCTATTTTTGCCGGCAATTGCCTTGCCGGTAACCTATACAACGGTTATAACAGATTCGACTGGCTTAGCGCAATGGGAAGACAGCACTGACGTTAATTTGGTTACTGCCCAAAAGGTTCAGATTGCAGAATTACGCGGATCCGGTTTTACTGGACATTTCCTTTTCCAGGGCGCTTATTCAAATTCGACTTATTATCGGAAAGTTACGGTAACGGATTCAAATAGAACAGGTGGCAGTGGAGCAAGATTAACAATTACAACAGCATCTGGCGAGCCTTGTATTGAGATTCGCGAAAGAAATTTTATTTTCGATGGTGTTAAGCTTACGGCTGGAACTGCCGATTATGGCGTATATTTGGCAACGGAAAACTCGGATAGTACTTGTCGAGATTGTATTGTTAGTAATTGCGAGGTTTATTCCTGTCTTACAGGTATTTTCAATTGGTGTGACTGGCAGATCAATGATGGAAGTAACATCATCTATAATAATTTCGTGTGGAGTTGCAATACTTCCGGAATTCGGCTATTGCAAAATGACAGTACCGTTTATGTATATAATAACACGGTACTAAACAGCGGGTATGGTATTCACTTGGACGCACTTGATAATGGGGTCGTTGTTGCTTCGAATAACATTTGCTTAAGCAATTCAAGCAATGACTTCCAGGCGGATGAATCATTTTCAAATTCTTGTCAGGCGAATCTTAGCACGGACGCAACGGCACCTGGTGGAAGTGCCATGATTAGCCAGACGGCTTCGAATGTAATTGTAAGTACTTCAACACCGGATTTGCACTTGAAAAATGGTTCACCTGGAATTGATACTGGCACGAATTTAAGCTCAACTTTTGAAACCGATATTGACGGGGAAACGATTTCCGGGGATTGGGCGCGGGGAGCGGATTTCAATAGTGAATATAACAGAACACTAACAGTAGTGTACATGAAACCGCTAACATCGAACGCATGGGCCGGTCAAGATTGCGTATACTCCACGCTGGATAGTTGTTGGGATAAGGCAAGCGCATACGATGAAATTTGGATCGCTGAAGGTCGTTATGATACAGATACGCATACTTTTCCACTAACGATCAAGTCGAATGTGAATGTTTACGGCGGTTTCCAGGGATGGGAAACCCAAAAAGATCACCGTGGTCCAAATTGGCGATATATGACACGGAGTGTTTTTGATGCCAAACGCGATACAAATGTTTTTATTTCTAACACATCTGAAAATACCTCCTTTGTGTTGGATGGTCTCAAAATCGTAAATGGGCACAAAACGATTACAAAGGGCGGCGGAATATTCATTTCCGGATCATCGCATCCGGTATATGCGACAATAAGTAATTGCTGGTTTGATAGCTGTTCTGTCTGTGAAACGGGGTATCCGGATGGGCCGGGGGGAGCCGAAGGTGGAGCGCAAGGCTCTGCAATCAACGTAGATAATAGTAACGGTGACGGTGGATTATTAGAAATTCATCATTGCGTAGCTGTACGGTGTACAAGTATTTGTGGCTGCATTGAAGTTATGGGCGATGCAAGCATTCTTTCTAACATTCATCACAATACTGTTATCAAGAACAAATGCTTTGGAATTGAATTGCCGTCAAGTTGGGATGGCGATCCGGTGCATACAATTCAGTACAATGTGATTACCGGCAATACAAATGCAAGATACCCGTCAATTGATTATTGCAACCTATGGGCCTGGTCGAGTGATTCAACTATTGGAACTTACAACTTTGTGAATGGTGAAGCATGGCCAGACTGTAGCGAAGTTCAAACCGGTTCGGATTGGACTTCATCGAGTTCAACGAATATTTTTCAGTCAGACGCGGGTTCGCCTGCTTATTTTGACAGTACCGGTTATGATTTGAGAGTCCGGGGACACACCGGCGTTCCGGTTGGTTGGGGTGCATTCCCAAGAGAACAATATTGGAGGATCGTTCAATAATGAATCCTTTTTGCACGCGAACCGATGCACTGGCAAAGGTGCAACAAATTACCATAGATGCGACCAGCAATCCCAATACGGATGAAGTCGATAATTTTTTGTTGGATATTGCCTCGTATATTGCGCTAATTTGTAAGTCAAGCGGATATGATCCGGAAAGTTTGCATGATACTCAAAGCACTGTAGCGCTTTCGATTTCATCAGGAAGCGCTGTTGACATTGTTGTTGCAAGTGCTTCCGGAATGTCTGTCGGAAACCTGGTCAAAATTGAAGGAACCGAAAGCGGGGTTCCTGTTTGGGAATTTGCAACGATTACAGCGATTTCAAGCAATACGCTTACTATTGCAACGATTGCGAACAATTATGATGCCGGGGCTTATGTGACTGTTGTAAATAATGCTTTACGCTTTCTGCAGGCACTTAACGCGACTGGGGCGGCCTGGAAAACGGCTGAATCTGCTTTTATGGGTGTTTCTCCTAATAAGTCAGAATTAGCGGAAACGTTAAAAGCTGATTTTTTGGGTTCGGATGAAAACCCGGTTGGGCTTTGGGCGATCAAGAATATTCCCGGCCTGCTGGAAGATTCGGTTGATGAAGACGAGCAACCACAACAGCGGTCACAGATTACCAGTTATGCCGAACAAAACGACGGGGATTCAGACCTTGAAAAACTGGAAATTGATTACGAATGGTAAGTATCGAATTCAAAAATGCTAATCAAGTGTATCGGCAATTGGAAAATTTGACAAAAGGCTTGACCGGGCCGTCTGTACTAAACGAGATTAGGCCAAAGCTGGAACGCGATTTCAATGCAGCAAACAAGGAATTGTTTTCCGGTGAAGGTGCCAGCGGTGCACACGGGAAATGGAAACCTTTGTCGCCCAGGTATAAAGCTTGGAAATCGAAAAAATACCCAGGTAAAAAGAAAATGGTATTGACTGGACGACTTAAAAAAGCGCTTACAACAAATAAGGGCGACCTGGGATATATCGCAAGCAGGTATCCGGGAAAAATGATTTTTACCTGGTTGATTCAAATTCCGTATTGGATTTACCACCAAAAAGGTAGCGCACCTTTGCCAATGCGGAAAACATTTGATCCAAACAGTAAAGTTTTAAAACGCTTTCTTTCTGCGATTTACGCGGCTCAATTGAGATTTATCCGCGATACAAAAGTTTTTGACAAAGTAAGCATAAGGCGACCATCGTGGGACAAAATAGAATTAGAATGATAATCTTGATAGTTTTAATCAGTATTTCAACTTGTTTTGCTGAAATTAAAGCAGTATGTGAGCTTATTCTCAATGACAATGAAATTGCACATAACATCAAAGAGGGAAATACTCGGTGTATCCTTACCACCGATGTAAAATGGCGTGTTAAAATCCTGGGTGACATTGAAGAGGCAAAGCGGGCGACTTATAAAACCTGTTTGCATTTGCAATACCACCGGACTTGTCAAGTTCCAGAAGGATTTGTGTGTCAAAAATTAGATTACAACGGTATCACTTCAAAAACATTTGAATACAAGTGTTACACCGGTATGTATTACGCGGAGGTTGAATCTTATCTTGATGACAAGGTAGAGGAAAACCGGGAATATTTCTACTGTTTAACGCCTCCTGTTAAGTCTTATTCGGAACCTTATAATTATCCTGTTAACAACAAAAGACCGGTTTCTTTGGGCCAAATTCTGAATTTAGGATCGGGCGATGTCATAACGGAACCGGTTGTCAAATTTCAAATTGGCGGAAATGATCCGGATGGCAATATGTTTGATGGCGTTTTGTATTGGAAGATAATGACAAAGTGGGAGGAAGTAAGGCCGGTTCACACGCCAAACTACAACGCACCATCGGAACGTGACCAGTATAAAACTTATATCCCGTATTCTGACACAATCATTCAGGAATGGGATACGCGCGATAATCCAAGCGATATAGGCGAATACGAGCTTTTTGTTTTTGCCATAGATGAACACGGGCGGTTCGGTTCCGGCTTCCAGAAAACTTTTTATTATCACGGTGATGATACCGGGGGAGGGGGAGACGATCCAGTTGATATGACGCCACCGGATGCGCCAACAAATGTAACGGTGAGCAGATGAAATCTCTTGACCAAATACTAACAAAAGTCAATACGATTATTCAAGCCGGGATTACTGCAAAGCTTGACGCGCTTGAATTAGAATATGATGACGGGATTACGCTTACCGATCCACGCGATTACAAGATAGTTGAACAGTCATTGCGAAATAACTTTCCTTGCGTTGAAACTTACGGCATGCCGGATGCGCCGGGCGAAGATCACACGGCAGTTAGTGTTTACGTAAATTACCAAATTGCTTGCCGGGTTTGGGTTACTTACAACGATCCGGAAAAGCTTGTCAAAGCTGTTTACCGGCATTTGCGCGCAATTACCGAGCTTGTTTTTACTACCGTTAATCTGGAAAATTATGTTAATCTTTGTCAATTTCGCGGGTTCCGTTATGAAAATTGGGAGCAATTAGAAAACGGGGCGTATTTGGGCGGCGGTTCGCTTTTAATAGAAATAGATCATATGGAAAATATAAGAATTTAAGGAGTTTAGAACATGGCCGTAAATGGAACGGGAGTAAGTCAAAATGCAGAGTTTGCACTAACTCAGGGGAGTACCTGGGCGACTGCCGCAACGCTTACCGGGGCAAAAAAAATTAAGGCAGAATCATTGGGGCCGTTAACGCCTCAGCAGGATATGGTACAGGATCAATCAATCGGTTATCCTATGCCAAAATTTGTATTTCCGGGCCGAAAAAACGTAGAACTGAATTTCAGTTGCAAATTACAATGGTCTGGCGCATTTTGGATTCCGGTATTTCAGCTTATTGGGACTGATATTGGTAGTGTAGCAACCGGAACCTATACGCACTATGCAGATGTTGCCAATACGATTAATCAGCGCTTTTTTACAGCTATTTGTGAAATAGCCACGACAAGCGCCCAATTTTACGAATGGCCGTCGGTTAAGCCTACTGGTATGGAAATCAGTATCGGTGGCGATGGATTCGCGCAATTAACCATGAATGGTATTGCAAACGACCTGTTAATCGGTTCAGATGCAGCAAACGACGGTACGGATATGGATAACTGTTCTTATACTGACGAAGATGGTTTGGTAACATTATCTCATGCGCGTGTCAATATGAACGCTTACGATGGGGGAGACTTTGATTCATCCGGGGATGGTAACGACCGGATTTATCCGAACGGTATTTCAATCAAGTTTTCCCGGCCATACGAACGGGATTTCCGGGCGAATCGGACTACTTCAAACTCAAAGCTTTATCAGACCGACGAACCACGCGCGAACGGGATTCATAGCGATATTTTACTCACACTTGATTTTAATGAAACTGATGTCCGGACATATTTTGAGGACTTTCAAGACCAGGCAATTAAAAAAGCTGAGATTCTTTTTTACTTGGATGCCGATAATCAAATCAAATTTCAGTTTCCGCACCTGGTTCCGCTGCAACCCAGCTATGAAATTGGCGGCGTTGGCCGGATTCCGACTACGCTGGTTTTTCAGGCGTGTGCGGTTACAAGTGCACCAACTGGGATGTCAGGAATAACCGAACCTTTCCGGTTGACTGTTGTAAATCAGAATGACAGCACGACTTATCACGATGGCGGGGCGATAACTTAATAACAACAAAATTCGAGGGACTACAATGATTAATCTTGAAAAACCCAAACAGTACCAGACCTGGGTCGAGTGGCCAGAAGATAAAAACGAAAAATATTTGATTCAGTTTTTGCCGGAAATCCTTAACGATCCAACCGATCCGAAATATGCCAATACGATATTATTCCGAATTAAGGACTGGAAAGGCGTGTATTTTGGTAAAGAACAGGCCAAATGCACGGATGAAAATAAAAGAATCCTGTTTGAAAAAGGTGGAGTGGATGCTTATCAGAGAATGGCATTTCTGATAATTAAAATGACCGATCCATCTGTTTTCTTTGATAAGGATGAATTCTTAAAAAACTTGAACGGGGCGTAAGGGCTTTACTCTTTACGCCTTATTTGTTCAATCCTGAGTACCTTAAACATGCCCATGATTGCCCTCGAAGCGTGCCACACTTTAAACCGTTAAACGTGGCGGTGTGGCGCGTGTATATTCAGTTTGTAAAATCAGGGATGATTAAAGAAATTCCTGGAAGTTTAGATTATTTGATTCAATCTTATTTTCCAGGGGCCGGAACGCTTGAAATTCAATACATTTTCGAAGCATTCATTGTTTGTAATCAGATTCATGTTGAATATCAGGAAAAGCAGACTGAGCGTGAAAAAATAATTCGGGATGCGGAAAAACAATTAAAAAATAGAAGATAATTTCTTTTCGAGGGCAAAACGAAAAGGAATTCAATATGGCTCTTGTATTAGAAATAAAGACTGATGCAACGCAAGCGAATAAGGGAATTGACAGTTTTAAGCGTAAGGTAAAAGGCGCTGAGACGCAAAGCGTTTCGTCTTCTAAGAAGCTTGGAAGCTCGTTTACAAATTTATCAAGATTGATTAAAGGCGGTCTGGTGGTTTCCGCTGGTATGGCTGTCAAAAAGTTTGTCGAAATGGCAAGCGCTGCGGATGAAGTCAGAAACAAATTTGACGTTGTTTTTCGTGGCGTGGATGGTGCCGGAAAAGCTATTCAAGAAATGTCTCAAAAAACTGGATATGCCACAAGCTCGTTAAATCAGTTTACCAGCGAATTAGGCGACTTAATCAAACCTGCCGGCTATAGTGCTGATGCTGCTTTTAAATTATCAAAAAGAATTACCGAATTATCGCTTGACTTGGCAAGCTTCAACAATAAGCGTCCGGGTGATGTAATCCGGGATTTTCAATCAGCGTTTGCCGGAAGTTCAGAAACGCTGCAGAAATACGGTATCGATGTTCGCGAAAGTTCAATAGCTCAGGAAGCTTTTAGGCTCGGCCTGATAAAATCAGCCAAAGCCTATTCTAAGCTTGATCCTGAATTAAAAAGGCAAGTACGGACTCAGGCATTAATCAGTAAGGCATTTAAAGACAGTAAGGATGCCATTGGAGACCTTTCACGCACTCAAGATTCATATGCGAATCAATCGAGGCGACTTGATGAAAATTTAAAAACATTGGGTGAAAATCTTGGCAATTCGCTGATTCCGTTGTTTAACGACGTTGTCAAAGTTGTTAATACAGCAATTGAAGCTGTAAATGACTTTTTGAACATTCACAAAAGAAGTGCAGAGGATGAATTAAAGCTAAGAATTGAAACAATTAAAAAAGTTATTGAAGGCGAAAAGGAAGGAATTAAGCTAAAGAAAAAGCGTAATGAAATGTCGTTAGCCGGTGCGCAAGATGCTGAAATTGAAATGAAAATGTTTAGCCAGCTACACGAGACAATGAAAAATGATATAATGTCGGTTTTAAAAGACAAACTTAAAACCGATGAAATGTCAATTGAGAATCTTGAAAAATTGCTTGAAATGGATGAAAAACGATTGACACTTATGAAAATGCAAGTTGCTCCACAGAAAGCAATAACGAAAAATATAATGAGTATGTCAGAAATATTAACAAATGTTCCGGAAAACTCAAATATCATTGCTAATGATTTTGACAAAATAGATCTGTTGTTAAGATCAGTTGGAATAGAAACGGAAAATTGGTCAAAGCAATTAGTTGAAGCAGTTAACAGCTCTGGTAAAATAGAAATTAATACAAAAAAATGGTATCAAAGCGTTGATGGTATTCAGGGAAAATACAACGGCGTGTTAGGTATTCTTAATGAAATTAAAAGCTTAACTGAAAAGCCGATCAGTAAATGGAATACATGGGACTTCCTGAAGGCTGGTGGAAGTATGTTTGACATTTGGTCAATGGGTTCAAAGTTGTTGGGGTTCGCAAATGGCGGGGAATTTACGGTCGGAGGCTCCGGTGGAATTGATTCCCAATTAGTGGCATTCAAGGCAACGCCGGGCGAACAGGTTTCAATTTCTCCCCCTGGTCAAAGTGTCACAAATAATAGTTCAAATATTACGGTTAACATAAATGCAATGGACGCAAGCGGAATCAGTGATTCGACGATTCGAAAAATTAAAGATGCAATTCGGGATGAACTGAAAAGGGGGGAATTAGGATTTGCTTAGAACAAACACGAATTTTGATACTTACAATCTCGATAATTCAAAACCCGTCGTTATTATTCATATCGCTGGGATGGATTACAAGTATACGACTGGTCCGTTTTCCGGGATAGATTCAAACTACAAACAGCACTTGATTGACGTTGAAATATTATGTGGCTCCGTTGATATGAATATGTTTCAAACATCCCCATTTGGGATAGATTGTTCTGTAGCAAATATAAATGACACCGTAATGAGTGATTTGTATGGGTTTGATATTACTGGGAGTCGAGCGACAATAAAAATAGGATTTCAGGAGCTTGCGATAACAGATTTCATCGAATTGCCAACTTGCCAAGTAGTTTCCTGGGATAATTCAAATTCGCTAAAAACAAAATTTGTTTTGAGGCATTTTGTTTATACTGAATTTAAGAGAAAAGTTTTTAGAAGTTTGTCCAAGTGCACATTGACCGTTGATGTAAATTCATCTGCAACAACATTGACAGTTGCAAGCGGTACAAATTCAAATTTCCATACATCAGATGGTGCCATTTGGGGGCGTACGACCTATACATATTTGAAGATTGATAATGAAATAATGCGTTATACGGCAAAATCGAGTACGACTTTTACCGTAACTCGCGGACAATTAGGATCAACAGCGGCATCTCATACCGCTGGCGCAGAAATAAAAGAAATTTACTATGTTTATGATACGCCAATTGAATTTTTGATTCAGGTATTAACGGGATATAATAATACAGATGGTGCACCGGAAGATTTTAACCAGGCGTTGCCATCCGGATTTGGTCTCGATTTAGACGTGGATAATGATATAGATGAAATACAAATGTTTAACGAGCATGTTAAATGGGAACAAACTCCGGCAACAATAAACTGGAAATATAAGTGGATTATAGATGACGAGAAAGATGCAAACAGTTTCATAGTTGAGCAAGTATTAAAACTGTTACCTGGGTTTTTCATTTATACCGAAAACTCAAAACTTGGAATTAAGATATTTGATTTAAGGCTTTATCATGAGGATGCGTTTTGCGGTGAAATTGATAATGAGACATTTGATTCAAAATTAAAAGTTGATAGAGAAAGCTATTGGAATAAAATAAGCGTTGGTGAAGATTATCTACCAGGGACGCGGATTTGGGGAAATACCGTTCAGAAGTACACGAATGAGATAGATGATGGTAACGAAATAACAATCAGACCGGAAATAATAAGTTTTCCAGTGACATTTTTTACTGATGATGAAACCTGGCTAAGGTATTTTCGGAACATTGCTTGCCCACATTTTTACGTTGACTTTGGAACGTTTTTAAAATATTGGGTATATCAAATCGGTGATGTTATTAATTTCACCGATGATAAGTTATACAATTATGGTGATAATTTTCAAGGGTGGAGTAACGAGACAATTCAAATCTTGTCAAAGAAAATTCATATTAATACAAATCGAAGTTATTGTGAGTTTTCCGGAATAAATTTTGATCACGTTACACGTGTTGCAAATTATCTTGATACAGAGGTAGCAAACGAAAGTACAATAGACTCACACGGTCGCTCAGCTATGTATTATGACACGAGTGACACGGTATCTCTGGGAGCAAATGATTCATATTATGATGTTCAAACGCTTGTTTCCAATGTAGGAACAACGATTGTACGGGTAACCATTGAGGCAGATTTACCGGGCGGTACCGATTCTGAGGAATTCGTTGGGTTTTCAATTTGGGGAATTGAAACCGGTGTAGGGTCTTACAATGATAAAAAGTGGGTCTATTACAATGCATCACACGGGGGGAAATTCAGACAAGAACTTGTTTTGTATATAGATAGCAATAGTTATAACCTTGATAGAATAAAAGTTGATTATTTTGATAGAAGTGCCGGGGTCGGTGATAGATTAAGCAACGTTAACCTTATTCAAGTTGCTATTATGAAACATTCAATTACAATTAATGAGAGCGTGTAATATGGCTGATGCGGGAAAATTTCTTTTTGATACCGATAAAATCGTTGAATTCGAGCGATACTGGACTGAATTATCGATTATTCCAATTAGCATTCAAAGCAGTGTCAGGGCAAGCTCTGGCAAAGTCAGTATACAAGAGTTTTACGATCAAACAAAAATCAAGGTAGCACGCGACCAAGTGGGGGGGAGCGTGTTCAATAAATTAAAAGACTGGTTCGCATATGTCAAGGATGGAACGGCTTTTTCTTTTTGGGTGAATAGATTTATCGGATTCTATCTTGGATTCGATGATTACTCAATCAATACCAACGACGGGAATGCCGGAACATTTACCAGGACGGGAACGGCAAAGTATATCGATGAAAACGGTATTTTGCAAAGTGCTTCCGCAAATACACCGGCTTATCCCGCTGGGAAATTTGGAGCGGGAATAAGGGTTGAAAACTCCGCATCTAATTATTTGTATCGTACACAAGCTTTCGGAACCGCACCCGGAGCAACTCCGCCGACTGCTCAGACAGACCAGGGCTGGGTCGCTACAAATATGTCTGTGACAACAGATCAAATTCCCGGACTGGACGGCACGGTCGGGGCTGACAAAGTCGCTTGTACAAGCGTTGCCGGTGGAAACCTTGCTCAATTGACAGATAATTCGATATTACACCCAACAACGATGACATTTTCCGTGTGGGTGAAAACGGTAACCGGAACAATGGATTTTTCGCTAAGCTTATATGATAGTGTGTCCGGACAATTATCGAGTGAAAATCACACTGCAACAACTGAATGGCAAAGATTTTCAGTGACACATACAACTACCGGATCCGGTAATTATTGGGGTGTTAAGATTCACCTCAACGACATTGGCGATACAATATACTGCTGGGGTGCGCAAATGGAATCCGGGACTTATCCGCTAAGTTACAAAAAAGACACTGACAGCACAGGAAACGAAAGTCTTTATTTTGATGTTTCCGAAAATTGGTATTCCCGGAAATGGTCATTTTCCTGTTGGTTCAAACCTCCCTGGACTGAATCGGAAAGCACTCAGAGAAGGATTTTAAATTTTTACGATGGATCAACGTCGCTTTGGTATGTTGAGCTTAGTACAGGCAATCAGTTGAAATTTGTTGTGAAATATGAAGATAACAGCGGGCCTTTAACAGTTACATTTTCTGGAAATCCTTATGGAATCACTCAGAATGCTTGGAATCACCTGGTTATTACGGTGGATTCAACTATTTCAAATGGTGTAAAAGCTTATATCAATGGTTCCGAAATAACCGGTAGTTCAGCCGATCCATTTGTTCCGGACGTGGTCGATAAAGTGTACATCGGGTCCAGCGGGACGCCTTCATTGCATGCTAACTGTGATTTTGACGAAATATTGTTTGAAATGAATAAGATTATTGACCAGGCAGAGGTTTACGCGCGATACAACGCCACAGATGCACACGGAATTGAACAAAATTATTTTGCATCCGTAAAAATTGTCAATCCTCAATTGGAATCAAGTTTGCATCAAGGAGGTATCGTCAGGCGTTTTTCCTGTGAATTGGAGGAAGTGCTTTGAAATGTCCTAAATGTGGCAGCGATGATATACTTGAAAGCCATATGACTAATCAGTGCATTTGCCAAAATTGTTACCACCGATGGAGAAAAAATTGACAGACAAAGAAAAAGAAAAGTTGCTTGATTCTCTTTTGGGTGTAGTAGAGCAAGGATGTCTGATGCCAAGTGGACATTTTGACAGTATGGCCATCGGAGCCTATGCTGAGGCGTTAAGCGTTTTGGAAACATATGGCAAGGTAAAAATTAAAAAAAGAGTAGGAAGGCGAGTAATTGCCTATTATCCAGGGAAGGAATAGGAAAATGAAAGTTAAACATTTTTTCGGTTATTTGTGGTGCTTTTTCTTTTTGCACGATGAGTACACGCAAGGTTCAGGCGATGCGAAATGCAAAAGATGTAACGCGCACGATGTAAACCGGATGGATCGTTGGTACCGGGCCGGATATGTTGTAAGATTAAAATCATATTTAAAATCGAGGGTAAAATGGAAAAACTGATAATATCTGATTGTGAAGAGGAGGAAAACTTAAAAAGGTTTTGCAATGCCTTACTTGGAAAAACAATTGTAAACATAAATTACGGAGAGTGGCCGTGTATTATGAGTGTTAAATTTACGGATGATACTGAATTTGTAATATCTAGTGATTCGGAGGATGGTTCAGATTGGCTGGAAATGGAGTACAGGAAGTAAAACAAGCAATGTTTGCGTAAATAACCATTATCGCAAACAAAATTACAGGATTTTAAGCAGGTAAGTTCAATATTTGAGAAGTTAGTTTTTTGAATGAAATTGCTTGACACCCATGTTGGCAGTGCAAGCAGTTTGATAGCTTTCGAATTAGAAGGTTTTCATGATTACGTCGGATTTGAGCTTGACAAAGATTATTATCGCGACTCATGCGCACGCTTGGAACGCGAACGAAAAAAAATGAAACAACAAACTTTATTTATGCCGGAGGAAGTCA